GCGACTGCACGTTCAACGACAGTTCCTACAACCAAGGAACCGTAGCTTATGATGCGACGTTCAACGACAGTTCCTACAACCAAGGAACCGTAGCTGGCACCCGCACATTCCAAAACCGCACGCCCTATCCGATTCCGCGTGGAATCAACGGCTCATCCATTCTAGGAGTCATTTAACATGAATCTTTTATCACCAGTTACTATTCAGCCTCCGGCGATCACCCGCGCCAGCGGCGAGGTTCGCACGCTTCAGCCAATCACGCTGACCGAACTAGATGTGACGATCCTCGACAACGCGAAGCGGAGGTCTTGCGTGGCGCGGATTGGGCCCTGCCCGCAGGCAATCGTCCTGTGGGAAGGCGCCGCCTACGACACGGCTGGCGACTACACGCAGGCGCAGGTTGAAGCCCGCGTGCTGGAGGTACTGGGCAGCGATGTGAAGGCGGGGCTGGAGGCTCTGTTCGTCAGGCTAACCAAGTAACGGTGATGCGTGGGAATGCTGCGCACTGTAGTTGATGCGGTTGCCAGTGCCATTGCTGGCATTGACTCATTGCCAGCGTACAGCGTGGCGGTTGGTCACATGCACGAATGGCACGCGCAGAAACTCCGCACTATCAAGGTTGCCGTGTCTCCTCGCGGCGCTGATACAGACAATGTCGGCCGCGGCGTGATCGGCGTTGACTACAGAATCGGCATCGTTGTCGGCAAGCACTGTGAGACGGAGGCAGAGGCCGATGCTGTGTTCTTGGTTTCGGAAGGCATTCTGGATGCCATACGCGGAACGCTGACGTTCGATCTCCCAGAGGCTGTTGGCCGCGTTGCATTGACGAGTGCCACAATGGATTTGGCGACAGAAGAGTCGCTGAACGAGCAGAACATCTACCGTGCCAGCATCGAGGCAACGTATCGCCTGCTCAAGGGGTAGGCCGTGTTCACGATTGACACCAGATACTTTCTCGACCGTGCGAATGTCCGCAAGAAAATAGGCGAGGGAAGGGCGAGGGCTCTAACCAAGGCCGGTGCGATGGTGTATCGCAGCGCACAGAACCAACTTCTGCGCGGCAGGCCGTCTCCGCGAGGAAGCAACAGGACAATCGGAGAGTATCGCGGACTGCCGCTTGTCGAGAGGCGCAAGCGGAAGCCAAAGCCTGGGAGGGTTACGAGTTATAGGACGGCGAGGAACGCCAACGGATTCCTGCGATCCGCTATGGGATTCGCGTGGGACCCGCAGACAAATAGCGTCGTGATTGGGCCTCGACGCATGCAGAGCCGCTACTCTACGACGCTCAACATACTGCAAGAGAAGGGCGGCTCGCAGTCGCAGAGGATGTATCTCCGATATAGCGGCAGGCCGATTCCGCGTCAGGTTGCTTTCGGGCTGCGAAGGACGGGAGCGAGAAGCAATCTCGTCTACGTCGGCACGTTCATGGCACCGCGTCCAACGACCTCAAACTTCCGGCCGATCTCGCTAGGGAGAACAGTCAGGGTGCCAGCCGGTCAGTACCAGAAGAAGGGATTAGGCCGCGTCAGGAACAAGATTGCCCAAAAGTTCCGCAACCAGATATACGGGCCGTAGGCATTGGCTCATTTTTATTTCATCTGATAAACTGACGGCATCACCTGACTAGGAGACTACGATGGCAGTCACTTACACGCTCGGCAAAGACGCGACGATCAGCGGCATCAGCGGCTGCGTTCGCGATGTGACCGCCAGCATCGAGGCCAGCCGCATCGACGTTACCTGTCGAGGCGATGACAAGCGCAAATTCAAGTCCGGCCTTCGCGAAGCCACCATCGAGGTCGAGGTTCTCGATGAACCTCCGGCTGCGGGCGACGAGATCACAATCTCTCACGCGAACAGCGGCCTCGGCGGAATCTTCATCGTGACATCTGTGGCTCGCAGCGAGCCGCTCGACGATGTCGTTTCGTACAAGATTTCCTGCAAGTATAAAGAACCCGGTGGCCCGTAGTCAGGAGCGAAAAACATGGCGAAGGTTCTCGGCAAAGATGTTGTTTCCTCGATCACGGGAATCAACAACGACAACATCATCAGCGTCACCGACACCAGCGAGTGCGAGACGATTGACATCAGCGCTCGCGGCAACGCTGGCGGCACGAACGGCTTCAAGTCGTATGCCGCAGGCTACGTTTCGCAGACCATTGAGGTCGAGTGCCTGTCGCACTCCTGCACGGTCGGCCAGCAGTTTGGCGATTTGGAGTGCATCTCCATCAGCGTCAACGAGCCGCTCGACGGCCCGGTAACGTATACCATCACGTTCGGGCCGGGCGCTGACTGACGCCCAATAGGAGCGTCAAGTGCCTGCTCTCAACATAGTTCTCGGCAAAGACTGCGTACTCACAGGCAGTCACATCGAGAACGACTACGTTCGCAATGTGTCTTATCAGCAGTCGGCAAAGACTGTTGAGTATCAGCCTTTCGGCCAGCGAGCGGTCTGCGTCCACAACGCCGGCTACGACTGCACCATCGAAGTCGAGATGCTCAAGGACACGGGAGCGCAGGCCAAGTTGCAGACCGGCGACGAAATCACGATCTCCGGTTCCGGCTATTCCGGTTCTTTCGTTATAGTCAACGTCAATCGCGATGAGCCGCTGGATGGAGCAGTCAGCGTGCGAATCACCGCGAAACTCACCTCTCTCTAGGAGCGTCGATGAAGGAGTTCAAGGATGACATGGGGCGAACGTGGACGGTGCATCTGTCGTGCGCCAGCCTCAAGCGTGTCGCGGCCCATGCAGGGTTTGACATCGCAGACATCACCAACGGCAAGGCCCTAGATCTGTTTGGCGGAAACACTACGCACCTCCTCGACATCCTCTGGCCGCTCGTCAAGGCCGATGCCGAGAAGAGGGAGATCGACATCGACTCTTTTGGCGACGGCCTGCGTGGTGATTGCATGGCCGATGCCGCCGCAGTTCTCCAGGAGGAACTGCTAACTTTTTTCCCGAGCCAGCGGCGAGCGCTAATGCAAAAACTGCTGGCAAAGATGGAAAAGGTGGTGGCGGAAGCGTCAGTCGAACTGGAGAAGGAAATCGAAAGCGTCCAACTCCATACGGTTCGTGGTGGGAACTCGCCTACCAGTGTGCAGGAATCCTCGGAGTCAACCCAGACGAATGGACTCTCAGGGAACTCGTAGCGGCAAAGGACTCTAGGCTCGACAACGAATGGCTTCAGACCGCTTCGCTTGAGGCCCTGATAGCAAACGTCAATCGAGGCAAAGGCCAGCCGCCATACGATGTTTATCACTTCCATCCATACATGAAGAGGCCGGCGAAGACGTTGACAGCGGAAGAGTTCTTCCAGTTGTTAGGAGGTAACGGTGGCGGGCGCAGCGGCGATTAGAGGTGGTGGAGTAGCGATTGAGATCGGCGCTGATACGCGCCGATTCTTCGCCGCCTTGAATGCCATGCAGGCGCGCATGAGGGCGCTGGGATCGACGATCAACTCAATCGGCGCTCGAATGACGGCAATGGGCGCTGCCGCTACTGCGCCGTTTGCTCTTGCCGCAAGGCAGTCTGCTGCGTTTCAGGACACGATGTCCGCTGTCGGTGCTGTCACTGATGCAACTGGGGCCGACTTCCAGGCTCTCAAAGACAAGGCGATGGCTCTCGGGGCATCGACAAGTTTCACGGCACAGCAAGTGGCAGAGGGCATGCAGGCTCTCGGCCAGGGTGGCTTCACTGTGCAGGAGACTCTTGGCGCAATTGACGGCACGCTTCTGCTCGCGCGTGCTGGAATGCTCGACCTTGGCGCGGCGACAGAAATCACGGTCGCCACGCTGCGATCATTCAAGATGCCAGCCCAAGAGGCCGGGAAGGTAGCCGACATCCTGGCTATGGCTGCGAACTCGTCGAACGCCACGGTGCAGGGCCTTGGCGAAGCCCTCTCGACCATTGGCGGAATCGCGTCCACCGCCGGTGCCAGCCTCACGGAGGTCACCGCAGCCATCGGCCTGCTGGCTGATCGCGGCATGCAGGGCAGCGAGGCAGGCACTGCACTTCGTCGAGTGCTTATCGGCCTTGCCCAAGAGCAGAAGGCTCTGCGAAATATGGGCGTCGAGGTCAAAGACCCGAAGACCGGCAAACTCAAGCCTCTCAAGGTGATCCTGGCCGAACTGAAGACGGCTATGGCTGGCATGGACGATACGGACCGTATCGCCAAGTTGTCCAAGATCTTCGACGTATTCGGTGCGAATGCTGTTCTCCAGTTGATGAATGCCGGTGATTCTCTGGAGACGCTCGACCAGAAGTTGCAGAACAGCGGAGGATCTGCTGCTCGCGTTGCTACGCAGATGGATGACAATCTTGGCGGCAGCATGCGAATGCTCTCGTCAGCAATCGAGTCCGTTGCACTGGCAGTCGGAGAGGCTCTGACGCCCGCGCTGCGAAGCATCATGGACTATATGTCGCAACTGGCGGCAGGAATTGCTGAAGCAGTCGCCAGGAACCAGGGCTTCATTGTAGCCATTGCTGGCTCTGCCGCTGCCGTCACTGCTGCCGGAACTGCATTCCTCGGCCTTGGAACGACGCTGCAAGTTGGAGCGTTCGCGCTAGGTGGATTCACCAAGACGCTCGGCCTAGTGATTGCCCCGGTGTCGATGCTCGTTGGAACTGCCAGCGGCATCACGTCTTCGTTTGCTCGTGTCGTTGGTGCAGTCGCAAGCATCACGACGCCGCTCATTACTGCTTCTGGAGCGATGGTGGCATTCGCTGCGAGATCGGTAGCAGCCGCCGCAAACTACATCGCATCACTCGTCGCCATGACTGCCGCCACGTTGACGAACATGGCTATCGTTGGAGCGTCATGGATCGGAGCGGGCATTGCGGCCACGGGGGCCTTCCTGGCTCACATCAAGGCCCTCATCACCTATTACACGGGCCAACTGGCCTTTATGACCGCCATCACGATTACGCGGCTAGGCCAGACGGCTGCTGCGTGGGCGTCTCAGGCAATCGCCGGAATGGCCGCTTGGCTTGGAGCCACCGTGGTGGCAGTGGCCGGATACCTTGGGCAACTCGCCCTGGCAGTAGGTGGCACAGTGGCTGCAGCCGCTTCTATGGCTGCTGCGTGGCTCGCCCCTGCTGCGCCCTTCCTGGCAGTGGCAGCAGCCGTATACGGGCTTGGGAAGGCCCTCCAGAGCGTCGGAGGAAGCGGTGGTTCCATAGCATCGTCGCTCACCTCGATGTTCCAGCCCATCAGTGCCGGGTTCCAGCAAGTGCTGGCAGATGCCACCATCGTTTTTTCAGACCTGTGGAATACGGCCACAACGACGTTCGCAGGCATCTCCGACGCGATCATGGCCGGTGATATGTCCCTGGCATTTGAGGTGCTGTGGGCGGGATTGCAGGCCGCATGGCTGCGCGGGCAGCAGGCAGTGATGGGGTACATCGACGGCTTCGTTGAGTACCTCCAGAATCGCTGGGGCGATATGTCAACGAGCCTAGCCGTCCTCATAACGCAGGCCCTAGGTGCAGTCGAGAGGGCCTGGATATACACGACCGGTGCCATGTTTTCCGCGTGGGACTCGGCGGTCAGCGGCATCCTCAACGTCTGGGACACGGCAATCGGCGCGATTCAGAAAGCAATCGCGTATATCCGCTCGTTCTTTGACGAGACAATCGACTACGAAGCCATCGAGCGGCAGATCGACGAGGCCAACAAGGCTCGCAAGGAGGGCCGCGAATCTTCTGCGAGGCAACGCGCCGGGAAGCGTCAGGAGCAGATCGACCAGAGCGTAAAGAAAGAGGAGGACACGGTCCGCATTCTCGTTGAGGACAACGCAAGCAATCAGAGAGACAGGGCGGAACGCACGGCACAGCGAGCAGGCGACAGGGAGTACGGTGTCCAGCAGGCAGATGCCAATCTTGGCAACGCCAGGGCAAGGGCCGAAGCAGCGCGCGAAGGGGCAGACCTCATCAAGCAGGCCGCTGAAGCCAGCAGCACAGAAGACCTTGCTGCCTACTATCAGCGGGCGAAGCAGTTGCTGGAGAAGGGCCTCATAACGCAGGAGCAATTCGACCGCATCGAGGCTGCCGTTGACGCCGGTGCGGAGAAACTCGATGACAAGCGAGTGCGCGACGCCAACACGGCAGAGCGAGAGGCAGAGGCCAAGGCAGCGAATGAGGCTGCTGCTGGCGTTGCTGCCGAGACATCCAAGGCAGAGGTGGCTGGCACGTTTAGTGCGATGGCGGTTGGCGGCCTTTCGTACGGCTCCAATCTCGCAGAGAGAACCGCCAAGGCATGCGAAAAGATCGCTGAAAACACAAAGCCTGGGCGCAACGGGGCAGAGGTGCAGGCATGAGTCAGTTGCAGTGGTTGGAGGATGCCGGTTCGCGTAGCGCAAAGATCACGCGGCTAGGCACGAAGGACAAGGCCACGCTTCAGGTCAAGTTCAAGTGCTTCGGCACGTTCAGCGACACAGAGGTTCACGACCAAGCGGCCATCTTCTTCAATGCAAATCGACTCTACACTGCCGCCGGGCATATCTTTCTCGTACAGACATATGAAATCGAACATCTAGGCGGTGACGCCTGGGAGGTGGTCGCACACTACGAGTCGATGGGGACTGACGGCGACGAGCCCGATCCGCTCAAGAGGTCGCGATCGTTCGACACAACTGGGCAAACCACCCACATGAACGCCGCCTACGCAGAGCGACGTTATGGGGAGAACGCGCCCGATATGAAGGGCGCAATCGGAGTGGATGCCGACAGTGTCAAGGGCGTCGATGTCATAACGCCCGCGCTGCAATGGCAGGAGCAGTACGATGTGCCGTCGCAGTTTGTCGGCGACTCCTACATCCGTGCCGTCGCAGACCTGACAGGCAAAGTCAACAGTGGAGCGTTTCGCGGATTTGATGCCGGGGAGGTGCTGTTCGCCGGATGCAGCGGCTCGCAGCAGTGGGACTCCGAAAAGGGCGATGGTCCGTGGAGCCTCGCGTACAAGTTTATCGCCTCGCCAAACGCAACCAACCTGTCAGTCGGCGGCATCGGTGGCATCACCAAGAAGGGTCACGAGTACCTCTGGGTGCGGTACGAAGATGATGTGGCACAGAATACGCTGCTTCGCAAGCCCAAGGCCGTGTACGTCAACGAAGTGTATCGTTCCGGCGACTTTGGCTCTCTGGGGCTAGGGTGAGCAATGCGCGCAGATGGCCGCATAGAGCAAGGCGACTTGCTCCGCAATGCAATCTCGGCCAGGGCGTGGAATCGCGCCCAGGAAGCGGCCGACATAGTGCTAGGGACTCACCAGAAAGGCAGCGGCGTCGATTTCTGGGGAGCGCCCTACATTCGCGTCTATGCTCGCAACTCAAGCGGCGTCGATGTTCCGCGATGGGGAGTGCTTGAGATAGGCGGCGTTGAGGTTGACCCCGGAACCGGGCCGGGGACTCCGGGGAAGGCGCAGTTTGAGGCCATGCCGGTGCTGGTTGGCAATAAGCCAACGTCGAGCGCCGATTCCAAAATCATGATTGCGGTTGAGCCAATCGCAAGCAACGCTGTTGGCCGCGTGGCCGTTGCAGGCGTCGTGCAGTGCAAGATTTCCGGCGGCGAAGGCTCCAACGTCAAGGCCAAGGCAGACGATGTCGAGGCGCTAGAGAAGTCGCCAGACGGCCCAGGTGTCATTCTCTGGAGCAATGACGAGTGGGCCTTGATCCGCTTTGGTGGAGGTGGAGGCGGTGGGCTGCGTGTTGGCACCGTTTCCTCATCTTGGATGAAGGGATCGACGCGCAGCATCGACGAATGCGACGAAGACTTTTCGCCGCTTGACGAGACTTTCGACGCGACCAACTACTTTGCGGACGTGATCTTCACAAGCGGAACCCGCAAGGTTGCTTGCGGCAAGGTTGGGCAGAAGTGGATTCTGATCGCAGCGGAGTGCGCGTGATGCTTGAGTTGCTGGCGACAATCGCATCGGACCCGCTCGGCCTGGTCGTGGGCGGCGTCTTCCTGCTCGCGGCCGGCATGTTCCCGGTTGGCTTGATGCTCGGCGGCAGTTGTTCGCCGTGCTGCGGGTGCAGTGCCTGCACGGAAGGCACGCTGCCGGAAACGTTGACGGTGACGCTGTCGGGGTTACCGGAAACGTCGCCGGGGCCTGACCTAATTTCGGTGTCCTTTTCGTCGTGCTTTGGCAGCGGAGCGTCGGGGAGGGTAACGGCCCCCGGTCAGTCTGTCGTTGGCGGCGACCCGGCGGATGATCGCGGACCGATCACTGCCGTCGAGGTGACGAGCGGCGGCAGCGGCTACGCGAAGCTCGGCCGCGTCGCCCCGACGCTGACAGCGAGCGGCGGCAGCGGAACGGGTGCCACGTTCACGGTTACGGTCGCGAACGCGCAGGATGCTTGCGACGTCGACTACTGGAAGGTGTCGAAAGTCACGGCAACCGGCGGCTCTGGGTACGTCACGGGCGATCAACTCACGATCACTGCTTCTGAAGGCGACAC